GGCTGGAAGCGAGACGACGGGTACCGGCGCTTCCGCGTGGTCTATGTCGAAACGGCGAAGGGTAGCGGCAAGTCGCCGCTGGCCGCCGGCGTCGGGCTGAAGGGTCTGGTCGCCGACGGTGAGCCGCGAGCCGAGATCTACGCCGCGGCGACCAAGAAAGACCAGGCGATGATCTTGTTCCGCGACGCCGTCGCGATGCACGACCAGTCGCCAGCGCTGCAAAAACGTCTTAGGAAAAGCGGCACTGGCGAGAAAGCCTGGAACCTGGCGTACCTGGCTCAGGGCGCCTTCTTCCGGCCGATCAGTAGCGACGATGGACAGTCCGGGCCGCGCCCGCACATCGCGCTGATCGACGAGTACCACGAACACAAAACCGCAACCGTGCTCGAGATGATGCGCGCGGGGACGAAGAGCCGGCGCCAGGCGCTGATCTTCATCATCACTAACGCCGGCGCCAGTCGTAAGTCGCCGTGCTGGAGCTACCACGAATACGGCGCGAAGGTCGCGAGTGGCGAAGCCCTGGACGATGCACTGTTTCCTTATATCTGCTCCCTGGATGAGGAAGACGATCCGTTCGAAAGCGAGGACTGCTGGCCGAAGGCAAATCCCAGTCTGCAGGATGCGAACCTCCCCGGCTATAAGTACATTCGGGAGCAGGTGACGGAAGCGAAAGGCATGCCGTCGAAAGAGGCGATCGTACGGCGGTTGAATTTCTGCCAGTGGACGGACGCCGAGTCGCCCTGGATCAGCCACGAAGTTTGGAAAGAAGCGCAGCTCGACTACGACGTCGAGTCGCTGCGCGGGCGCCGCGCCGTCGCCGGGCTTGACCTGTCCAGCACCACTGACCTTACTGGCTTGGTGTTTTTAGTCGAGCCAGTCGAACCGGGCGAACCTTGGAAACTGGTGCCGTACGCCTGGCTGCCGGATGACAACCTCGCACGGCGGGCGCAGCAGGACATGGTGCCGTATGTGGATTGGAAAGCGGAGGGCCTGCTCGAAACGACGCCTGGCCGCGCGATCAGCAAGCGGATCATTCTGCAAAAGCTGTCGGCCATGTGCGACTTCTTCGAGATCACAGCGTGTGCGTATGACCGCTGGCGCATCGAAGATCTGCAGCAGATGGCCAGCGACGATGGCATCAGCCTGCCGCCCATGGAAGCATTTGGCCAGGGCTACAAGGACATGAGCCCGGCCATCGAGCAGTTCGAAACGATGTTGCTGAACGGAGAGATCGCACATAACGGGCACAAGGTGCTCACCATGTGCGCCGGCAATGCGGTGACGGTTCAAGACGGAACCGGCAGCCGCAAGCTCGACAAGGAGAAGGCAACCGGCCGCATCGACGTGATCCTCGCTGCTGTGATGGCTGCTGCCCTGGTCATTCGCGCGGCCGAGCCCGTCAAATCATTTTGGGATAAACCTTGAAATTCCTCGATCGCATTCTCGGGCGCAAGTCGGCCCAGCTCACTGCCGAGCAGGTCATGAAACTGATCGACGGCGGAGGTGGCAACGTTGGCGGCATGAGCGTCAACGCGCGCACAGCCCTGCAGGTATCAACGGTACTGGCTTGTGTGAAGGTCATTGCCGACGGATGCGCGACGCCGAAGTTCGAAGTGTTTCGCGATAAACCAGATGGCCGTCGAGAGCGCGCGATCAATATTCCTGAATACCGGCTACTGGCTCGCCGCGCCAACGAATGGCAGACGTCGTTCGAGTGGCGCCGCCAGATGACGATTCACGCGGCGCTGTGCGGCACCGGCCTGTCAATCAAGGTCCGAGGTGACAACCGGCGCGTGCGCGAGCTGATACCGGTCGAGCCCGGGCGCTGGGAGGTTTACCGGTATTCGCGCTACGAGCTGGTCTACCGCTGCTGGGATGAATTTGGCCTGATCGGCGAGTTCGGCCCGGACGACGTGTTCATCCTGAACGGTGTCCAGTGGGATTGGGTGCGCAGTCTGGATGCCGTGAAGCTGGCCCGCTCGGCAATTGGCCTGGCCATGGAAACGGAGCAAAGCCAGATTGCGATGCACAAAAACGGTTTGAAGCCGAGCGGACTCTACTCGGTGGACAAGACGCTCGACGAAACACAGCATGAACGCCTGACAGCGTGGATCAAGCGACTGGCGGGCAGTGCGCGCACTGGAGATCCGCTGGTGCTCGACAACGCGGCGAAGTGGACGCCAACAGCTATCACTGGCGTCGACGCCCAGCACGTGGAAACACGTCGGTTGCAGATCGAAGAAATTTGCCGCGGCTACGGCGTGTTCCCGATCATGGTCGGCCACAACGACAAGTCGGCGACGTTCGCCAGTTCGGAGGCGTTCTTCGCCGCCCACGTCAAGCATACGCTCGCGCCATGGCATGAGGCCTGGAAGCAGCGGACGGATGAAACCCTGCTCGACGGCTCCGGCCCACTGTTCGTTGAATTCGATACCAGATACTTGACCGAGGGATCCATGGCGGCCCGCGCACAGTGGACGCGCGTGATGATCGAGTTGGGCATCTACACCGGCAACGAAATCCGAGAGCGTGAAGGTCTGGACCCTTTACCGGGCCTGGATGTACCGCTGACCCCGATGAACATGACACGGGGCGCCAAACAAGGAAACGAAGATGAAGAAACCGCCACTGCGCCCGATGCTCCGTAATCTGGAAACGGCGCTGCCGCGTGCACTGGAGCGCCCAGCGCCGCGCGTCTGGGAGCGCCCGTTGCCGCCGAACCTCGAGCGCCGCTCCGGCGCTGGCGGCCGCGAGGTCCGCAACATCGCCTTCGAACTGAAATCGGTGGGCGATGACGGCACGATCGAGGGCTACGGCTCGGTGTTTGGCGTGCGCGACAGCTACGACGACGTGATCGAGGCCGGCGCCTACGCGGCCACCCTGGCGGCGCACCGCGCGGCCGGGACCATGCCGGCAATGCTCTGGCAGCATGACGCCACGGCGCCGATCGGCGTCTGGACCGAGATGATCGAAGACAGCAAGGGCCTGCGCATCAAGGGCAAGTTGGCTCTGGATACCGTGAAGGGCGCCGAAGCCTACGCGCTTATGAAAATGGGCGCGCTCAACGGTCTGTCAATCGGCTTCGTGTCGAAGCAGTGGGGATACGACCGGGACACCGACGTGCGCACGCTGACCGAGGTCGAGCTGTGGGAAGTGTCCCTCGTCACCTTCCCGTCGAACGACAAGTCGCGCATCACCAGCATCAAGGCGGCCGACGTCGCCGGCGTCAAAACCATTCGTCAAGCCGAGCAATCCCTGCGGGATGCAGGATTCTCGGCCGACGCGGCCAAGGCGCTGATCGCCGAGGTCAAACGCATCGCTTTGGATGAGCGGGACGCTCATGAGGCGACAGCAGCCATGAAGGCGGCCGAGCGGCTGCTCAATTCCCTCACTTCCTGAAAGAACCCATGAACAAAACCCAACACATGGCCACCCTGCTGGCTGTCACGATGGCTGCGCACTTCGCCGCCTTCCAGGCCAAGGCGGCCGTGCCATACGAAAAGCGTGAAGAGCCGACCCTGCGTACCGTCACCGAAGCGCTCGACAAGATCAACACGGCCTTCACCGAATACAAGAAGACCAACGACGAGCGCATCGAAGCCATCAAGTCCGGCAAGTCGACTGCCGATCTGGACGCCAAGCTGGCGCGCATGGACGAGGCAATGACTTCGATGTCGGAGCAGAAGTCCCGCCTGGAAAAGGTCGAGACCAAGCTGGCTCGCCCTGGCGCGTTCTCGGGCGGCGATCGCGAGCAACGCGCAAGCCAGGAAGAGACCGAGTACAAGGAAGCCTTGTACGACTGGATCCGTGCGCCGAAAGATTTTCAGCGCGAACAGCGCATGCAGCAGACCTTCCAGGCGCTGGAAGCGAAAAGCAGCGGCGGCCCGGGCGAGCGCCGCGCGACCCAAGCAACCGCTGGTAACAACGCCGCCGGCGGCTACGCGCTGCCCGAGGTGATCGAGCGCACGATCGCGCGCCTGTCGGCCGACATCTCGCCGATCCGCCAGATCGCCACTGTGCGCCAGGTCGGCAGCACCGACTACAAGGAACTGTTCGACATCGGCGGCGCCGGCTTCGAGTGGGTGGGCGAAACCGACACCCGTAACCAGACCGATACGCCGAACCTGGTTGAAGTGGCCCCGACCTTCGGCATGGCGTCGGCCAAGCCGCAAGCGTCGGAAGAGTCGCTCGACGATCTGTTTTTCAACGTTGAAGACTGGCTGACCAGCTCGTCGTCGGAATCGATGGCCGTTGGCGAGGGCGCCGCATTTATCCGTGGCGATGGCGTCAAGAAACCGACCGGCATCCTGGGCGGCCCGACGCCAGTGGCCACCGCCGATGCGGCGCGCACCTTCGGCACCTTGCAGTACTTGGCATCCGGCCAGGCCGCTGCATTGCCGAGCAATCCGGAAGTGTTCCTAGATATGGTCTACGCGCTGCGCGCCCGCTACCGCAACAACGCCCAGTGGTTGACCAGCAAGCTGATCCTGGCTGCGCTGCGCAAGTACAAGGATGGCGATGGCCGCTACCTGTGGCAGCCGGCACTGACAGCTGGCCAGCCTGCCACCTTCCTGGGCTACGGCATCACCGAAGCCGAAGACATGCCGGCGCTGGCCGCGAATGCGTTCCCGCTGGCGTTCGGCGACTTCAAGGAAGGCTATCTGATCTGCGATCGCGTGGGCATGCGCATCACCCGCGACGAGATCACCACGCCGGGCTTCGTGAAGTTCTACGTGCGCAAGCGCGTGGGCGGCAAGCTACGCAACACCCAGGCGATCAAGCTGCTCAAGATCGCCGCGGCGTAATCCATCAACCTGGCAAAGGCCGCTGCGGCGGTCCTTTTGCTTACTGGAGCAGCCATGAAGCTGATCGCACAAGAAGATTTCAAGTGGGCGCACCGCGGCGTCGAGGTCCAAGAGTTCGAAGCCGGCGCCGAGATCGAGACTGACGACCAGGATCTGATCGATGTCTCGACCGGTGAAGGCTGGACCAAGCCGGCAGATGGCGAGGAAGTCCCTGCCGCGCCGCGCCGCGGCCGCGCCAAGCAGTAACCCATGAGCCCCGCGACCACCGCCTGGCTCGCCAACGTGCGCGCCGAGGCGGAGGCCCCGGGCGCTTTCATGATCGCCATCCAGTCCGGCAAGGGCAGGGTGGTGATCTTCCCTGATGAAGTAGTCGGCAAGTCCGACGAGGAGCTGCTGGCGTTTGTCCGCGAGCGCACTTCGAACCCTGACCGGTAGGCCGCCACATGATCAAACTCGACCGCGCCGCCGGCAACCAGTCCATCAGCACGCCTGACCATGCGCTGCTGGCGTTCCCGAACGGCGACTGGCTGCTGCTCTTTATCGGCGGATTCGATGGCGTGGTGGCCGGAAACGTCACGCAATACCATTTTTCGTCGGGCGCGTTTGGCGCGGCCGGCTCGCTCAACGTCGTGCACTACGGCGACGGCGTTTCGGGCACCACGCTGCGCAGCCGGATCGCGGTCTACGCTGACACACAGTCCAACGCCAATGCGCCGGCATTGCTGAGCACCACGCAATTTAACGGTGGCCGGCACCTGATCGCCGTCCAGCGCAGTGGCGGCACGCAGTCGCCTCTGGCCACCCTGTATAGCTGCCCGATCCTGGCTGCGGCGCCGATCGACGACAGCGCCGTGATTACGGAGGCGACGTCGACCAGCGCAGCCATCCTGAAAGAGCTGAACGGCAGCGGCTTTATGTTCGGCTCGCGCGTGGACAACACGGCCGACCGCAAGAGCGACCAATCGGTGTCGCGCATGCTGCGTGCCAACCG